CTACCATAAAGTTCTTGAGCGACTAATTCAGGTCTAGACCCATCTGGAATCTGATACTTATCAAAGACAGTGAAGACATTCTGCAAGTCGTCACGAAGTTTAACTCTACGAAATAGATTCTTAACAAGCAAGTATTGATCAGAGGATTTTGAATCTGGTAAAAATGATTGATATTCTAGGTTAGGTAATTCGCGGAAGTATGTCATTAGTATCCAACTCCTATATCTGTACTCTTGTAGTCTTCTGCATAAATTGGTGACAATTCTTGGAATTGTAAAGTCAATTGCATATGAACTGGAGTTGCATCAGCATATGTTGCATATTGTCCAGATCCATTATAATTAACACTCATTTGTGTGAGAGCACATGGTTTAAAAGTATGCAAGAATGGATGTTGCCTTCCTCCACTCATATATTCCAATTTAAAGACATTTGGTGCTGAAACAAAAAGACCACCACCATTTTGATCTGGTGTTCCTTTTTGAGGAGTCATGTTTTTTTTAAAAGTTCTAATTATAGTTTTAATTACTGCAGATTCCTTATTGTCTCTTGGAACCATGTCAAATGTGAAATTAAATGCAGGGCGCATGGTGACTCCGTTAAAAAGAATCTCCACATTTTCATTGAATACTTGTCCAGTTGCTCTTGAAATAATTTGATTGATATTTCCTTGTCCTAATGCTGCTTGAAGACCTGCTGCAGCTGCGCCAGCTGCAACTGCTTGTTGGCCTTCTCCCGTAGACACTGCTTCACCAACTCTTTGAAAAAATTGTTTTCCAGAAGTCAATAATGATCCTACAAAATTTGAACTTAAAATAGATTCAGCGGCCGCGGATCCTAAACTTGCTGCTATTGGATTCATAGTCCCAGATTGCCAATCAGCAGCGTTACTGTCTTGAATATTTGCTGGCATTGGCAAAATAATATTTGCCAAAGATTTTTTAATACTCTCTCTTTTTAAAGCGTCTTCAGTAGTTCCAAGAGCAAAACTACTAGGACTTTGCAGTCCTAGACCTGGAGGTTCATATTTAATCACCTGTATTTTAAAATAATCATCTTGCGGCCCAATATTACTAAGAGGATATCTTAATGTTTCTGCCATTTACTTTTTCTAACTATTTATTGTTAGTTTCTTACGATTTTTCCATAAGGGACTGATTTCAAAGTATTAAATTCTTGAGGAGTTAATTCATACAATCCACTAACTAGTCGATCACCATCTGCAGTATTATACTGTCTTATTTTTCCCCAATGATAATTAAAAGCACGGAATCCTTTTGGTAAAATATCCCCAGCAATAATCAAAGGATGGCGATCATAAAGTATTCCTGGAGTTCCTGCATAATAGATATAAGTATAATATTTACCAGGAACTGGAAAATTCCTTTTTGTATCACTTGCAATTGTTAATATTTCATCCATTAACTCTTCTGGTGACTCTGTTCCAAATAAAGATTCTTTAAACTTTGAGAATCTATTTCCTGTTCGATCAGTTCCTGGTAATTTAGGTGAATTTGGATTCGCACTCTTATAATCATGATCATTTCGAATTAAACTTATTAATTGAGTTTTGGTTAATCGTTGATAACCACTAATTCTACCTTGACCAGTTGCTGTTGTATAATATATGCTATATTTTTCAGCAATTTCAACTAATTCTTTCTGTAAATATTGATCTAATGGTTTTTCGTATCCTGTGAGTGCCATTTTACTTTAAATTTAATTCGTGTTCTGTGATGATTTTGAACTCATATCCACGATCAGCACACCATTCTCGTGCTGCTTCCCACTTTGATTGGTTTTTAGCATACTCATAGACTTCACTGATATATCTTTTGGTTTGTCTTTGAGGTTTGACTGGAGGAACCGTTTGTTTTGATGGTTTAATCTCAATCATATATTTTTTAATAGTACCATCAGACTCTTTTACTTTTATGAGAAAATCAGGGTAGTACCGGTGAATTTTCCCGTCCAATGGAGAACGGTAGGGAATTGCTTTTTCTTCAGATTGCCATTCAATTATTTTTTCATTTGTATCACAATAAATCATAAATTTACGTTCCCATAAAGATCTGTAGATAATATTACAAACATTTCCACGATACTTTTCTGGATTTGATGGTTTAAATTTTCCTTTATATGACATCTAAATACTTACAACAAGAAACTCATAATAGGTATTTAGAGTGGCGCTACCACGCAGAATATCAGATATCAAACCATTATTCACCAACCTCGCACAAACTTCTCACTATGAGGTGAAGTTTGGTGGACTTCCTGGAGAACTGGTAAGTTATTTGAGACAAAGAGGAGTGACATCAAGGTTTATTGCCGAAGATGCTGGTTTACTCTGTCATAATGCAGTACTTCCAACAACACAACTTGCAACTGTAGATATTGCAGGCAACTATATTGGTATTACTGAAACTTTTGCCCATAGAAGAATCTATCAGGATATAAGTCTGGAATTTTATATCGACAATAATTATAATACATTAAAATTCTTAGAGCATTGGATGGAGTTTATTGCAAGTGGATCTTCCAATCCAATCAATGGAAATAATCTAGCAATTAATAGTAATGTTGATCGAGGTTATTTCATAAGAATGCAATACCCTGAATATTATAAGTCAAATAGAACAAGTATTATTAAATTTGATCGTGACTATAAAAGAGAAATAGAATATACCTTTGTTGGTTTATATCCATACAACATTGCATCTATACCAGTTTCTTATGGTCAATCTGATGTATTGAAGATGCAAGTAACATTTAAAATTGATCGTTATGTGATTGGAAAGTCTTATAGTGTAAATTATAATAGAAATAATGATAATAATAAACTCCCTTCTCAACCTCAACCTCAACCAGTTTCTCAACCAAAACCAAGATTGGTTCCAAGATCTCCTGGTTCTATACCTTCGAATGGAGTAGAACTATTTCCTTCTGGACAGACTTTAGCAGAATCTCTTTATGGATCTACAAATAATAGATAAATAATTTGATCATATTTGTAATTGAAAATGTTACCCAAAATTACAACTCCTTCTTATTCTTTAGAAATTCCATCCCTTAAGAAAGAAATTAAATATCGCCCATTTCTTGTAAAAGAGGAAAAAATTCTTATTATTGCAATGGAGAGTGAAGATCCAAAGCAAATTGCAAATGCTGTTAAAACTGTAATCAGCAATTGTATTTTAACTAGAGGAATTAAGGTTGAGCAACTTGCAACTTTTGATATTGAATATCTATTTTTAAATATTCGTGGAAAGTCTGTTGGAGAAACAGTTGATGTATTAATCACTTGCCCTGACGATGGACAAACTCAAGTTCCTGTAAGTATTAATCTTGACGATATTCAAATTAGCGTTAGTGAAAATCATTCAAGAGATATTAAACTTGACGATAATTTAACTTTGAGAATGAAATACCCATCAATGAATGAATTTATTAAATCTAATTTTGGAAATGAATTTAATATGAGTGTTGATGACACATTTAATCTTATCATTTCTTGTATGGAACAGGTATATAATGAAGAAGAGTCTTGGTCTGCATCTGATTGTACTCAAAAAGAGTTATCTGAGTTCATTGAACAATTAAGTTCGAAACAATTTAAAGAAGTTGAAAAATTCTTTTCAACAATGCCTAAACTTTCACATACTATTAAAATTAAAAATCCAAACACAAAAGTTGAAAGTGAAGTCTTATTGGAAGGACTGTCAAGTTTTTTCGCCTAGGAATGGCTCATGAATCTCTTGAGTCATATTATAAGACAAACTTTTCTCTAGTTCAGCATCATAAATACTCATTGACAGAGATAGAAAATATGTTACCTTGGGAGAGAGAAATTTATATTGCTCTTCTGAAACAATATATTGAAGAAGAAAACTTAAAGAACCAATCAAATGGCTGAGTTAGATCCCGAAAAAGTTGGTAGATCTGGTGTCGATCCAGTTACGGGATCTCCTTTGTCTCAAGAAGTCCGAACTGCTCTTTTAAGAAAGTCTACTATTGATACATCAGTCTTTCAGAATATTGAAAATAGAAGGGCGCAAACTGACGCTCAAAATGCAGAATTATCTAGAGGACAAAATGAAGCTCTCTTAGGATTTAATTCAACGCTCCAAGCAATAAGAACAGATATTGTAAAGTTAGGGACTGGTCTTTCTGGTATTGCACTTCTTCTTCAACAAGATGCAACAGAAGATCAAAGCAAATTAAGAGTAGAACAGGAAAAAGAAAGAAGGTTAGCAGAGCGTCAAATTAGAATTGGAAAAGAGAGTGAAATAGAACAAAAAATTCAAAATGCAGTTGTTGAACCAGTACAAAGATTAGTTCCAAAAGTAAATGATATCTTTGGTAGAATTGGTGCAGCTCTTGGAATTTTATTTGGTGGATGGTTAACAAATCAAACTGTTCAAGCAATAAAGGCATCTGAAGAGGGCAATACAAAATTATTCAATGAAATTCGATTTAATATTATTAAAAATGTTGGAATAGCAGTTGGTGGATTATTTGCAATCAGAGCAGGATTTTCATTAATCAAAAAAACAATTGGTGGAATTGCTTCGGGTCTAACTAAACTTTTAATTGCAAAACCTCTTGCACTTGCTGCATCGTTGATTCCTCGCCCTGGTGGTGGACCAAAACCAGGTGGACCAAAATCAGGTGGTCCAAAACCAGGTGGACCAAAATCAGGTGGTCCAAAACCAGGTGGAGGAGTTTTTAGTGGACTTGGAAAAGTTCTTACATTTCTTAGTTCAGCAATGAATGCTAAGAATAAAGAATATACTGATGCTGTGCTAGGAGCTCTAAGTTTATTTGCAAAAGCGCCAGGTCCCATTGGAATAGTTGCTAAAGTTGCAGGAGTTGCATTTACTTTAGATGAAATTGCGGAAGCTTTTGGTAAAAATATTTTTGGAGATGAGCGCGATAAAATTGTCAATGATGCTGCTGCAGCTGCAAAAAAAGAATTAGAAAAACTGAAAAAACCAACATCTTCAAAACCAACATCTTCAAAACCAACATCTCCTCCTATATCTTCACCAAAACCAGAAACTTCAGTAGACCCACCAGCACCTCCGGTTGCACAACCTCAAACGCCAATGATGGGCGAACAAAAACCATCAACTCCTCCACCATCTCCAGACATGGAGAAAAAATTTGAACAAGCATGGCAATATCGTAATAACCCTATGGCAAGAGGAAGAATTGAAGATGCTTGGAGTAAAATGACTCCGGATCAACAACAGCAAGCAAAAACCTGGGCATCATCAAAAGGATATGATTGGAGTGAAATGAAGTTAAAAGATTCTGTCAATATGAATCAACCACCAAAAACTGAAAGTGCAGAAATAGCACCTGCACAAATGACAACACCTCCTAAGGAACCTCAACAAGTTGGCCAATTGCCAGAACCAAAACCATCTTTGACAATGATTAAAACATCAAGTGCTCAACAGCAACAATCAAATCCCCCATTAACGAATGGTCCTTTGTCTGATGTTCCTTTAATTAACTCTGCAAATCCTGATAATTTTTATGTTTTATATTCGCAGTTAAATTATAATGTGGTGATGTGATATGGCAGCAATATTAGAGTCTCTTCAAAGATCGTCTATTAATATTAAAAGTATTTCTCAGACTTTATTTGATACTAAAAAAAGCACTTCAGCAGTAAATGAATCCGTAGGAAATATTTCTAGAATTGTTGCTACAAATACTAGAGTTAAAAGACAGTTATTTGAAAGGTCTAATATTCTAAGTTCCAGGAGAGAAGAGGCATCTAAAAGGCAAGAACTTGAAGATCAAATTGAATCTACAAGAGTATCATCATCTCCAAAAGCAGGACTTTCTTTTTCATCAAGAAGTGAAAAAGGACCTCTAGAAAGATTGTTGGGATTTTTAGGATTTACATTTGCTGGATGGATTGTAGAAAATCTACCCACATGGATTTTCATGGGTCAAGAGTTCATATCTAGGATTAACTCTTTTGGAAGATCTATGTATACTATGGTCTATAATATGCAAAATATAATCAAATATTTTGGTGATACTTTAGGATATTCTTTAAACTCAATTCTTCGTTTAGACTTTGATGAGTTTGCTGGAGAGGGAACTGTTGCAAGATCTTTTGAAGAATTAAATCTTGCAGTTCAAGACCTAGGAACTAATATTACAGACACTTTTAAACTTTTTACTACACCACTCACAGAATCATTAGAAACTGGTGAGCAAGCACCTGCACTTGATGAAGAAAGACCAGATACAATGTTTCCTGGAGTTCAACAAGAAACTGCAGGGTCTCCCATACCTTCTTATAGTGGACAAGAAACTACTGCTGGTGGAAAAGTTTTAAATCCGCAAGCAGCGTATGCGTATATCAGACAATTGGGAGTTTCTCATATACATGCTCTCGGTATTTTAGCAAATATCAAAGGAGAAAGTGAATTTAGAATTGATGCTGACGAGACTGGAAAAGGAACAGGTGGTATTGGGTTATTTCAATATACATTTCCTAGTAGAAAAAAAAGATTTTTACAAGCAGTTCCAGATTATAAAACTAATTGGAAAGCACAACTAGATTATGCTATAAAAAATGATGAGAATACTCCATTATATCTAAAAAAACAGTTTGGTACTCCAGAAGAAGCAGCTGATGATTTTATGAGAAACTGGGAAAATCCATCTAAAAGTGTTTACGCTGAAAGAAGAAGGAAACATAATGAGTTTATTAAATCGTTTAAACCTTCATCAGGACAACCACAAAAACCAACAGTTACTCCACAAACTCAAACTCCCCAAATATCACCTCCACCATCCACTCCTGTAAATCCAATGATTGGTGATCGTCTTGGTGCGGGAAGAGGTCATGGTGGTGTTGATTTGCAAGTAAAGGAAGGAACATCATTAAGAGCAATTTCTGATGGTATTATTGTTGATTCTGATTATGAAAAAGGATGGGGAAACTTTTTGGTAATGAAAGATAATCTTGGAATTTATCATTTATATGGACACATGCAGTCTGGTTATAAGCGTAGTGGATCTGTAAAAAAAGGTGAAGTAATAGGTAAAGTTGGAATGACTGGAAGAACTACCGGACCACACTTACATTGGGAAACAGGAACTGGATGGAATGGTGGAGTAATAACTGGAAGATTTGATGCTCTTAATAAGTATAGTAGATTTGCACCATTTAATACTCAACCAGGTAAAGACACTAAAACAGAAACTCCTGCACAAATCTCAGCACAACCAAAACAATCGCAACCTGCTGCAATGACTCCTGAAAGAAAAGGATCGCAGGTTATGCTCATTGATGCTACTCAACCACAAGTTCCTCAAGCATCATATCCATCTCAACAACAACCTTCTATTACATCAATAGTAAGTGAATTTAAGATGTTAAATAATTTTATTAAGAATAAACTTCTAATCGACCTAGCATACCTATAATGTCAATTAAAAAGTCCTTATACGATGAATTAATTTTAGAATCAAATGATAGATCCAGATCTGTTGGTCTTATAGGTGGTGCAATTCTCTTTGAATATTATGAAGATGTATTTTCTCCCACAATTACTGCAAAAATTAAAGTAGTTGATAATGGAAATGTGATTGCTCCACAAAATAATCCAGACGGGGATAAACAATCAATTTATAATGGATTACCTCTTAGAGGTGGAGAAAGACTTTCTTTAAAAATTGCAGGAAACTCTTCAACAAATCCTGGATTGGATTTTTCAAAAAGAGTAGAAGATTACTTTTATGTGTCTAGTATTACTGATGTAATCGCAGAATCAAATAGGGAAAGTTTTATATTACATTTAGTTTCAAGAGAGGCAATTACAAACGAAACCGTAAGAGTTGGTAAAAAATTTAAAGTTGATAATTCTATCAATGATTCTGTAGAAAGTATTTTAAGAGATTACTTAAAGACTAATAAAATAGGAAAGATTGATAAATCTTCCAACAAATATGGATTTATTGGAAATTTAAGAAAACCCTTTACTATATTAGTTTGGTTAGCATCGAAAGGAGTTCCTGAAAAATCTGGAAGTGGAACCGCAGGATTTTTATTCTATCAAACACAAGATGGATTTCAATTTAGATCAATTGATGGTTTATTAGAACAAACACCTAAGGCAACATATACCTATACACAATCGCAAGATTCATATGATGATAAAGAAATGAAAGTAAACAATGATTTTAAAATCTTAAATTACCATGTTGAAAAAAATCAGAACTTAATTGAAAAACTAAAACTTGGTACTTATGCAAGTCATAGAATGTTTTTTAATCCACTAGACTTTTCATTCTCTAGTCCAGAAGAAGGTACATTTAAACTTGAAAACTATTCTGGAAAGACAAGTAATTTAGGTAGTCAAATAAAACTTCCGCCATTATCTGAAGGATCTGATTTAACACTTGGAGATGTGCCAACAAGAATCATCACTGCAGTATATGATGTTGGAACAATGGATCCTTCAGTTTCAACAGAGATTAATTCTGATCAGACATTATATCAATCACAATCTTTAATGAGATATAATATCTTATTCACACAATCTTTGAATGTAATTGTACCATCAAATACAAATCTGAGAGCAGGGGATATTATTGAGTGTCAATTTCCAAAGATTACACAATCAGATGCAAAAGAATATGACACTGAAACTAGTGGACTATATATGATTAAGGAATTGTGTCATCATTTTGATGTAAATAATTCATATACCTCTATGAAATTAGTAAGAGACACTTTTGGAATCAATAAGAAGGCATAATAAATGATAGACGAATCACTTCTTAAAAGTAATTTTATTGGTAGAGATGGATTTCGTTGGTGGATTGGGCAGATTCCGCCAATTTCTGCTATGGGAGGGCAGGTTGATGGAGAAGGTTGGGGAAATAGATTTAAAGTAAGAATCTTAGGTTATCATCCTTATAGTGAAGCAGAACTTCCAAATGAGGATCTTCCTTGGGCACAATGTTTGATTCCAACTACGGCAGGTAGTGGTGCTGCAAATGTTTCTACAGGAGTGCAATTGCAACCAGGCGATACGGTCTTGGGATTCTTTTTAGATGGTGATAATGCTCAAATTCCAGTTATTTTAGCAACATTCGGTAGATCTTTTTCTGTCCCTTCAACAACTTATCAGTCACCATTTGTTCCTTTTACTGGATATTCAAGTAAAGTAGAAAAAGCAAAAGTTACTACCAATCAAACAAATGAACTAAGACAAGATTCAAATCCATCTCCAGTAAGCGCAACACAAGAGCAAGCAGACGCAATATCTCAAAAAGTAGGATATCAAGTATTTTCAGAAAATTCTGCGATTGGAAATAAGATTCCTCTAGCAAACACTACCAAGAATACTAGAATTGATAAAATTCAATCGATTGTAAAAAATCTTCTTCGTAAGATAAGAAATCTTCAAGGTGATATTGAAAGAATAAGACAAGTCATTCGTCAAGCAGCAGACAAAATTGTTACTCTCTGCAATGATTTGATTGGCGGAATGTTTAACTATTTAATTGATATTTTGATTGGATTGTTAAAACAGGGGTTAGATCTTCTTTACAAATTAGTTTATGCAAAAGTATTAGCAGCAACTGGAAATCCAGTAGCAGCACACCTTGCTGGAGTTGCAGCACAAGAGGCAATGGTTTTACCTGTGAAAGCACTTGAAGAGGCGTTTGGATGTATTGCGGGTGAAGCAATTGAAATTATGAAAGATTTAGTTTATGATATTTTAGATTCAACTATTGGAAATGTGGAACGTTTTGTGAGTTGTGCGGCAGAACAATTTGCAGGTACACTTCTTAATTCAATTATTGGAGTATTAGAAGGATTGTTTGAAGGACCACTATCTGCAATTCAAAATATACTTCAATTTTTCTCAGATTTTAATGTTGGTAACTTAATGCGTGAAGCAATTGGAATACTTTCTGAATTTGGGGCAGCATTTGCTTGTAATCAAAGTTTAGATAATTATAAAGGTCTTGTAAATGAGTGGACAGTTGGTGGGGGACCATCTGGATCTGTGTCAACATTAGCAACTTCACTAGTTGGTACTTACACTAATATTCGTGATATTACAAATACTATTAATTCTGGTGTAGAAGCATTAACTGAATGTTTTACTGGTGCATTACAATTTGCAAGTCCTCCAGTAATTAATATTTTTGGAGGAAGAGGATCTGGTGCAACAGCAATTCCAATTTTTGGAAATCTTGTCACTAATCCAGATGGAAATGTGACTGCAAGTGTTATTGGAGTGCAACTCACAAATCCTGGATCTGGTTATACCTTCCCACCATTTATAGAAATTGTAGATGATAATGATCAGGGATACGGTGCAGTAGCAAGATCTATTATCAATTCAAATGGAGAAGTTGAGTCCATTTATATGGTTTCTGAAGGAGAAAATTATTCAATCGGAAACATTGCAGAATTCTCTGTATTGAAAGTATTAGTAGAAGAGGGTGGAAGTGGATATGATGATCTTACTACTGTTATCACTGATGATCTTGGAAATGAATACGATTATCAGATTGTTGATGGTCGTATCTATCAAGTTACACCTCTAAATAATATTGTAAATAGTCTTCCAAAACTTAGTATAGAATCTGATAATGGGTTTGGTGCAATATTGCGTCCTGTTGTAGGTGCTCTCAAGAGCACCGGTGCTCTCAAGGAGTCTGGAAATATACCTGCTTCACCAGATGCAACTTCAGCAAATCTATTCTCACAAGAAGTTCAAGTATCCATAGATTGTCCAACATAAAATGGCAGAAAGAAACAAAAATATCTACAAAAGGCAGTTAATTAGTTTCAACCCAAACTTTAGGATTGACACTGCAAATCCTCAGATGGGTTTGAGTGGTACTGATGTTTATAAAATTTATGGTGTAACCGATAATGGAGATAATCAATCTTCAATTAGTTTGAGTAGTGGTGGTTTATTTTCTGTTTATAATGACCATACTATTCAGATTTCTGGAGGATCTAAAAATGAGGAAGGAAGAGAAGATGTAGTCATTATTGGAAACAATGGAAATGTTTCTATTTCTGCAAATGGAATGATTCGTTTGTATGCAACTAATATTATGGTTGAATCAGAAGAAGATATTCACTTTAAGGCAGGTAGAAATGTTATAATGAAAAGTGGTTCTGGGCGCATTCTAATTGATGGTGAAAAGGTAGATATAAAAGGAACCAGTGGAAACATGCCATCTTTGCTTGGTATTGATTTTACCAAAAGAATTTTTGAAGGAAGTTTTGTTGGTATTGACTTTATTGATAAAGTTGTTGGTGGAATCGTTAAAAATGTAGTCAGCACAGTTATTGATTCAGTGTTATGAGTAACAATCAGTATTTTGGTTTAGAAACTTTTTTTAATGAAGATGTAAAATTTTATAAAGATGTTTACATTTATGGAACCCTTTATTATGATTTTAGAAAAAATAATCTCATAGAATTTAATAATGTAAAGATAGAAGGATATTTAGAAGTTTTTGGATCATCTAATTTTTATGAAAATGTTTATTTTAATAAGGATATTAGTGCAAGTATAATAACAGCAAGAAAAAGACTTGATGTTGGTGTAGGTGGTACAACTTTAAGAGCAGATACAGAAACAAGTAGAGTTGGTATTAGAACTTCAATTCCAAAAAAAGAATTAGATGTAGTTGGAACTGCAATAATTAGTGGAAAGGTTGGAATTGGAAGTACAGAACCAGAACAAAAACTTGATGTAGCAGGAAGTGTTAAAATTGATGAATTTATTTATGATTCTGTAAATTCTCCTGGAATAAATGGTTATTACTTAAATATGGATTCCAGTGGAATTCGCTGGATAGCAGGAACTCCAAACTTTACTGAAGGAATATATGTACAAGATGAAGGAACATATATTCCAACAGCAGGAATAGCACAATCATTTACTGTTTTAAACTTTAAACAAATTAATAGTTTGGGAATAGGTACTGATACAATTATCCCAATTCCAAATTCAAGTAATCCCACTTTCATTGCTGATATACAGTCTAAAGACTTATGGGGATTTAATGGAGGTAATGATATCTATAGAATGACTAAAGTTGGTATACAGAATAATAATCCAGTAACAACTTTAGACATAACTGGAACTGTTCATGCAACTGGAGCAGTTGATTTTGATTATACATTAGACGTTGATGGTGCTACTACTTTAAATTCAACATTAGACGTTGATGGTGCCACAACACTTAATAATACTTTAGACGTTGACGGTGCTACAACACTTAATAACACTCTAGACGTTGATGGTGCTACTACACTTAGAGATACTTTAAATGTACAAGGTGCTACTGACTTAGATGCAACTTTAAATGTTGATGGTGCTACAACACTTAATAATACTTTAGACGTTGACGGTGCTACTACACTTAGAGATACTTTAAATGTACAAGGTGCTACTGACTTAGATGCAACTTTAAATGTTGATGGTGCTGCAGTTTTCAATAATACTATTGAACTCAATTCTTCTCTAATTGATATTAATGGAGAAATTGCAGGACCTGGTGTAGGAAAAACTGATTATAGACTTGCTTCTGTAGGAACTGGTGTATCTTGGAGACCTGCTGGAGTTGAAACACAAAATACAATTTGGGTTACAAAAGATGGTAATGACTCAAATACTGGTTTTCTTGAGGGAGATGCAAAAGCAACTATAGGTGGTGCAGCGGCAGTAGCAGAACCTGGAGATACGATCGTTATTAGACCCGGTGTTTATACTGAAAATAATCCTATTGGTCTTCGCACTGATGTTACAGTAACAGGACAAGATCTGAGACTTGTTACCATTAGACCACTAAATGTTACTAAAGATGTTTTTCATGTTAGAAGAGGATGTCTAATTGAAAATATAAACTTTGCCGGAACTAGTGTTTTAGTAAATCATCCGGGTTGTGGTGCTGTAGCATTCCCCTCAACTAATCCTGCAGATTATGCTGTTTCTGGATATATTGCCCCAGGACCAGCAACTGAAGGACCAAGTGGTAGATGGAGAAGTCCATATATCAGAAACTGCACTAACTTTATGACTGGCAGTATTGGTATGAAAATTAATGGCGATCATGCGACTGCCTCTACACCAGGTAATGATTTGAAGTGTATGGTTTGTGATTCATTTACTCAATACAATGAAAATGGCATTGGCGTTTCAATTACAAATAATGGTTACGCTCAGTTAGTTTCTATCTTTACAATTAACTGTGACATTGGAATTTATTGTGATAGTGGTGGATCTTGTGACTTAACAAACTCAAACTCTTCTTTTGGTAATTATGGTTTATATGCTGTTGGAATTGGATCCACAGAATTTACAGGAACCGTAGGTACTTATCCTCCGAATAGAGGTCAAACTGGTGTTGATGCTGGTAGTGATATTGTTACTTTCGAAAATGTAGGAAACTCAAGAAGACCTTACGATGGTCAAACATTATTTTTCAAGATAGATTTGGAAAATTATCCAGATGCTGTTGGTAGTGGTATAATTTCAGAACCTATGGTCGATATTCAAGAAATAGTAGTCACAAATGGAGGAAGTGGATATAGTCCTGCTTCTCCACCAACTGTTATTATTCGTGATAGTTCTGATAATTCTCAACAACCAAAGGGTCCACAAGGTATTATCGCCGAACTAAGTCCAACTATTGATGAAGTAAGTGGTGCAATTGCAGCAATTGATGTTGTAAATAGTGGAAGAAACTATCTTTCAACGCAAAATCTTGAAGTTTTTATTGATGGTGGAAGTGCAACTGCAGAGGTAATCACAAAACCAATTTATTATGCAGTCGATTCAGCAACAGAAAATTCTGCAGGAATTACAACAGTTACGTTCACTGAATTCATTCCATATGAGTTATTTGGTGGAGAAGAAGTCTCATTCAGAAGAATCAGCAGAATTCTTACCAGTTCACACTCATTTGAATATATTGGTACTGGTACTGACATAAATACAGCGACACCATTTACTGGTGGTGTTCCTATTAAAGCAAATGAAATTGTTGCTTTAGATGGAGCACAAATTCCATTTACAAGTACGGATCAAAAAGGTAATTTTGATATTGGAGAAGGATTTCAAATTAATCAGCCTACCGCTACTATTAGAGGAAGAGATTTCAGTAAAGCGATTCAAGCAGAAGTTACACCACTCATACTTGCATTGAGGTAAAAAATGGCAGTAGCACCACTTAATAAATTTTTGACAATTGCAGTTCCTGTTGCTCCAGGAGAGCAAACTGTATATACCGCACCTACTGGCGTATCTGCTATCGTTTTGTATGCTCAAGTATCTAATGTTGGAATTGGTAATACATATCCAACAGTCACTTTCACACATAGAAGAAAAAGTACATCACAGAGAACTTTTGGTAATACAAGAAACAATAGAATCATAAAAGACGCTGAAATTCCACCAAACGATGCTATTGTACTTGTAGATGGTAGATTGGTATTAGAAAGAACTGCCGTTGTTACAGATTCTATTGTCATTGAAGGAACTCAATCTGGAATCGTTTCAGTAACTAATTGTTTATATAATAACACTACAGGAGTCACAACAGTTACCACCATTAGCGCCCATAACTTCAATATTGGTGATGAAGTTACAATGAGTGGTTTGGCATTTACATGTGCTCCTGGAAATTATGGAATTACCACTACAATTTTCCCATCCCCACAACAATCTTTCACTATAGATTCAATCATTGGAGATGTGGGAACCTCTAAAACCTTTGTAACTAATTCAGGAACAGTCACTGGAATCGCACATACATACGTTAGTGGTGGTTTGGTAGGACCACTTCAAATGGAATTTATCTGCAGTATTCTAGAAAATAGTACCACATAATTATGCCAAAGTATCTTTCTGGGCGTTCTAAATTAACTCCCCAATCCGAGTTACAATCAGATAGATATAGATACTTATCTATTGAAAATGCAGAACCAAATCTTGGAGATCCAGTAGTTGGACCTTCTTCTGTAGTAGCAAAACCTGTACCTCCAGGTCAACAATTCATTGTGGTTTCTGTTGAAGGAAGTCCTTCTGGTGAGAGATATTGGATTCCTAACCAAGGTGGAATCATACCAGGTTCAATCAGCGTTTTCGATGAAGGAAGTCTTGTTGGAACATTAAGTAGCATAACTCAACTTAATTTTGTTGGAGCGGCAGTATCAGCATCAGTTTCAATAGCATCTAGTAATCTTGCTACAATTAGAGTATTTTCTCCAGGAAATAATCAAGAAATTTTATTTAATACTGCCAATGAATTTTCAACATCTTCAAAATTAAAGTTCGACTCTTCTATAGGTCTTTTATCTGCTGGGGATAGAATCAATGTCGGTGCTGGTGGAAAGGTAATTACAACAACCGGTATTGGTTCTGTTGGAATTGGAACCACAGATCCAACACAAGAACTTCATCTTCAAGGTGATTTGAGACTTACGGGTACAATTTATGATTATAATAATCAACCTGGAACTAGTACTCAAATTATAACAAAAAATAATTTTGGTGGATTATCTTGGGTAAATCAAAATACAATTAGGGCAGGTGCTGGTGGTACATATCAAAACGTTCAGTTTCATAATAATGCTGGATTAGTTGATGGTGCTTCCAACTTTGTATATGATGACGTTAATAGTAGAGTTGGAATTGGAAGTACACAACCAAAAGTTTTATTAGATGTTTTAGGAATATCATCCTTCAGGGGTGGTACAACCATTGATAATCTTAATATAACTGGTTTTACGACAACTTCAACTCTTGCAGTATCTGGAACTTCAACAACTCGCAACCTTTTAGTTACTGGTGTCAGTACAATTGGATTCGTAACAGGAACAAGTGCGTTTTTTACAGGAGTTGTAACTGCTTCTAAGTTTGTTGGAGGAGTTGATGTATCTCAACTTTATGTAACTGGTGTATCAACATTTTTACAAAAAGTAAATATTAATAGTGATTTAGGTGTAACTGGTCTTACAACAACTCAAAATCTTCAAGTTTATCAGTCAACAACTCTAAATCGCTTAAATGTATCTGGCGTTTCAACATTTACTTCTCAAGTTAATGTTAATAACTTAAATGTTACTGGCGTAGGAACTTTTGATAATATTAAGTTAGATACTAATACAGTTAGCACGAACATTGGAAATCTTATTATTGATTCTAGTGCAGGAACCACTCAAATTAATGATGCGGTTTATGTTAATGATGCAACAGAATCTACAAGTAAGGATACTGGATCCATTATCACTGAGGGTGGAGTTGGAATTGAAAAGAGATTAAATGTTGGAGGGCAAGTCAGTTTAGCGACTGCTGGTGGAATCACTACAACTGGTGGTGACTTGTATGTTGGTGGAGATTTATACGTTCTTGATGATATTTTTTATGATGAACTTTTTGCTAGAAATGGATATTTTACTGGATTAACTTCTACAAAAGATTTACTTGTTACTGGAATTGCAACAATTGCAACACTAGGAGTTTCTGGACTTACAACTACCAGAAATTTAAGAGTAATTGGTGTTAGTACATTTGATGGATTACTTGACGCTAATGCTGGAGCGACAATTGATAATATTCAAATTGGTGTTTCTGGTGATAATGAAATTGATACTTCAACAGGAAATCTAATAATTGATTCTTTTGCCGGAACTACTACAATTGATGATCAATTGGTTGTTTCTGGTGTTTCAACATTTAATGCTAATGTAACTTTTGGTGATGCCACTTCCGATACAGTATCGTTTACATCAAGAGTAGGAACTGGTATAACTCCCTCTGTAACAGATACTTATGATTTAGGTTCATCTACTTTAAGATGGAACAACATTTATGCTAAGACTTTTGTAGGTGCTGTTGTTGGAAACGCTGATTCAGCATCTCAAGTATCTTCAGGTACAACCACTGGTACTTCATCTTATTTCCTAACTTTTGTAGATTCCAACAATGTAACTAGATCTAATGAATTTTTATATACTGACGCTGGCGTAACTTATAACCCATCAACAGATATACTTACTCCAACTAATTTAAGAGTATCTGGAATTTCAACATTTGAGGGTAATTCAACATTTAATGCTAATGTAACTTTTGGTGATGCCACTTCCGATACAGTATCGTTTACATCAAGAGTAGGAACTGGTATAACTCCCTCTGTAACAGATACTTATGATTTAGGTTCATCTACTTTAAGATGGAACAACATTTATGCTAAGACTTTTGTAGGTAGTATTACCGGAAATGCTGATACGGCAACTAAGTTATTAAATGCTAGAGATTTTAGTATTAATGGAAATAACAACACAAGTATTAACGCTGGTGATGTTACTGCATCAGCAGTATCATTTGATGGAACTGCAAATGTTATACTAAGAGGTTCTTTAAAAAATATTATAGGATTATCATCAGGAACTTATGGAAATTCAATAACTGTTCCTGTCGTTAGTGTCAATTCTCAAGGTATTGTAACTAGTATTACTTCCGTTGGTGTTAATTTTTCAACAGCAACCGTTGCTAATTCAGATAAAGTTGCTACTGTAACTAGAAGCACTAATGCAACTCACTATCTAACTTTTGTAGATTCTGATAATAATCCGTTTGATTATGAAAGTGTTTATACTGATGCTGGTGTAACTTATAATCCTTCAACAAATTTATTAACATCGGGTAATTTATTAGTATCTGGAATTACAACATTCCAAGGAAATGTAACTATAGGCGATGCCAGTTCTGATAAAGTTTCTTTTGCAGCAACAGTAGATAGTAATATTATCCCTAGTGGTACTACTAGAGATTTAGGTTCTCCTAGCAATAAATGGAATAATGTTTATGCAAATAACTTTGTAGGTGCTGTTAGTGGTAATGCTGACACAGCAACGAGAGCAAATTATGCCGACAATGCAGGAATCGCTACCAACCTTAAAGGTGGAACTGCTTCTCAAATTCCTTATCAGACAGCAGCAAATACAACTTCATTCATTCCTAATGGTACTATAGGTCAGTTATTGCAATCTAATGGCACTTCGGCACCTTCTTGGGTAAGTCCAGGTAGTTTAAGTGCTGATAGAGCAAATTATGCTGACAATGCTGGAATCTCTACCAACCTTAAAGGTGGTATTGCTTCCCAAATACCTTATCAAACAGCAGCAAACACTACAGCATTCATACCTAATGGTACTACAGGACAACTATTACAATCTAATGGCACCTCAGCACCTTCTTGGGTCACTCCAAGTGGATTAAGCGTTTCTAGAGCAGATTATGCTACTAGAGCAGGATTAGCAACTGATCTAGAAATTAATGGAACCAATCAACTTTTATATCAAGCATCAAATAATGATACTCAATTGCTAAGTCAAGGTTCTTCAGGACAACTACTACAGTCTAATGGTGCTTCGGCACCTTCTTGGGTAAGTCCAGGTAGTTTAACTGCCGACAAAGCAAATTATGCCGTCAATGCTGGAATCGCTACCAACCTTAAGGGTGGTCTTGCTTCCCAAATTCCTTATCAGACAGCAGCAAATACAACTTCATTCATTCCTAATGGTACTACAGGACAGTTGTTGCAATCCAACGGTACTTCAGCACCCTCTTGGGTAAATCCAACCAATCTAACCGTAGATAGAGCGAATTATGCCGACAATGCTGGAATCGCTACCAACCTTAAGGGTGGTACAGCAGGTTCTATTCCTTATCAATCAAGTCCTAATGTAACTACATTTTTAGCAGATCCAAATGTTAATGGTAGAATTCTCACCTGGAACGACACAACTAATGCACCTGTTTGGTCTGATCCAACTACAATCTCTGTAGGATCTGCATCAAGTCTTAATGTAACATTTGATAATTCTAGTAGTCCTAGATATCTAGTTTTATCTAGTACCACTAGTGGCATTACAACAGTACTAGTAGATTCTGGTATTACTTATACTCCTTCTACAGATTTATTAACAGTAAGTAAAATAAAACCAACACAAATACAAGATAGCACCGGTGGAACTGGAACTGCAAATTATGTTTTAACTGCAAATGGTAGTGGTGGTTGGTCTTGGTCTTCTGTAACTGGTGGAGGATCTCCTGCAATTGCTGGTATTACTATCCAAGAAGAGGGTACAACTGTAGGAACTCAACTTGGAATTACAACTGTTAATTTTATTGGTGGTTCAGTTTTAGCGACAAGTCCATTTACAGGAACTGCAAATATTACATTTTCAAATGTTCCAGCAGGAACTGTCATTTATTATGCTGCCGCCAGTGCCCCTACTGGATATTTGGCTGCAAATGGCGCTGCAATTTCTAGAACTACTTACAGTGCTTTATTTACTGCTTTAGGAACCACATATGGTGCTGGTGATGGTAGTACAACATTTAATTTACCAGATTTAAGAAATAGATTCTCAGTTGGTTCTGGATCTTCATATGCGCTTGGAGCAACTGGTGGTAGTGCTGATGCCATTGTGGTTTCTCACACTCATGGAGTTACACCTACATCTCCAGGTGCGTATAAAGGACTTATGATTTCAAGAAATCGTGTTGCTTCATTTCCTACTAATGATGCTATTGATGGATTATCAAATGGTCCACATTTTTCAGATGCTGGAGCTTCTTCTATAGGTAGGGGGTATATTGATTATGCAGGTTCATCAGGAACCAATGCAAACCTTCCACCATACTTAGGTCTTCTTGCCTGTATTAAATACTAATAAAAAACTATGAAAATATACAATTATCACCCAGATTATAAGTATTTTTATTTTGAATCTGAAGCAGATCCATCTCCACTAGAACCTGGTGTATTTCTCATTCCGGCACACGCAACCGATATTAAACCACCAACTTGCGAGTCAAATCAAATACAAATTTTTAATGGAACTTCTTGGGATATTGTTGAAGATGCAAGAGGAATTTATTATTCTATTAAAACTCTAGAAGTTATAGAGAATTTAAATCCAATAGAAAAACCAGACAATTCAACAAAAGAAGTTCCACCAGAAGTTACGGAGGGATATAAATTGACTTGGAATAATGGTTGGGTACTTGAAGAACTTCCACCACCTGCAGTATTAAGTCCCGAAGAAAAATTGGCATTATCTGGATTAACTGTAGAAGAACTTAAAGGATTACTTGGATTGTGACTAAATACGAAAAAAAGATGATATTATAATATCATGCCTATTTACATTAGAGATTCTGGTTCTTGGAAGAATGTTAGTGGCGGTGGTGCTGCTGGTGACACATTTGAAGTTGGAACAAGGATTCTATTTATTCAAGCAAATGCACCAACAGGATGGGTCAAAGAATCTAATGTTGCATATAATAATGCAGCGTTAAGAATAGTTACTGGATCTGGTGGTGGAGTAGTTGATGGTAGTGATTTTACTGCAGTATTTGCTTCAAGAGCAGTTCCCTTACCATATCACAATCACTCTTTTTCTGGAACAACTGGTGATGATTCACCAGATCACACTCACAATTATACTGGTGTAGAAATTACCCAGGAAACTTCTGGTGGAAGTTCAACTAGACCAAGAAGAGATGAAGCAAAAACAACCACTGGAGCAAGTAATCGTCACCAACACGGTTTTAGTGGAAGTACAAAATTGGATTCAGACCCCCCTCTTGACACCCAACCCCTGATCCCCTATAATATGGGGATAATCAGCGGAATACTGAATGAGCACTGCACAAGAAACTGTACAGGGTATTGTAATTGATGTCTGCACTCGCACCTTCCTTCTCCTGAGTGACCAAGGAAGCGAGCGTCTGGTAGAGTGTGATACCGTTCAAGAGTTTATGAATGTTCTTGAAGTTGTGACTAAAAATCTTGACTTTGAGCAAATTGAATACGCAGATCTTGCGGTTTATGGCGAATGATGCTACAATATAAATATCCTCAAAGAAAAGAATGGAAATTTTCACGGTGGAAGAGTTTCAGGAAAGGTTCGATGAACTGATTGAAAGAGTAGAAGGTGGAGAGCACATAGGTATTGTGAATGAGAATGGAAAGGCAGTGGTTATGATGCCTGCCGATGATGATCTCATACGAATACACACTGAATTAAACAACGAAGCACCTTGACAAAGAGTTCCAAATCCTCTATAATTGATTTGGGTTTTTATGGTTCTGTCGCCTATTGGTTAAGGCCGACACCTTATAAGTGTCTGAACGGAGTTCAATTCTCTGCAGAACCATCGTGCAGGTTTACCCATCTGGTTGAAGGGACCGATCTCATAAATCGGCAGAGGTCAGTTCAATCCTGACAACCTGCACTTGCCGTGGTTCAAAACTTATGATAGAATCCAGTGGGGCATCTATCAAACAGTTTTGATTTAGTCTCACAAACACACGGCATTCTTGACCACTACAACTCTTTGAGTTATAATGGTCTTACAACTGAATACTTCTATGGGGCGGTGGTGGAATCGGTAGACACACCAGACTTATGAAAATTGAGCCTCATTTGGGAAACCTTATGAGTGTCCCTCCTCAAATTCGGGGAAACCTTTAAAATGGCAATCCCGAGCCAAGCATCGTAAGATGAAGGTGTAGAGACTAGACGGGGAGCACCTAAACTGAAAAGTATGGTGAAGGTATAGTCCAGACCACAAACTCTATGAGGCGGCGAAAGTCGTAGTGGTAAGAAAATCTGTTGAGCGTATGCTCGTGCGAGTTCAAGTCTCGCTCGCCCTACTTAAAATAGTAAACTTTATAAATAGTAATAGCGTTTACTATTTAAATGAATAGCAGATATACTTATAGCGAACAAGAACTTCGTGAAGCAGTAAAAAAATCAACTAGTATTAGGCAAGTTTTAGAAAAACTTGATATAGTTCCTGCTGGTGGGAATTACCAAACAACTAATAGAAGAATTAAAAAATTAAATATTGATATATCTCATTTTACTGGTCAAGCTTGGAACAGGGGAAAAGTTATTGGTCCAAAGAGACCTATTGAAGAATACTTGATAGAAAATTCTGTGGTTCAATCTTTTAAATTAAAAGGTCGTTTAATCGCAGAAGGTCTTAAAGAACACAAGTGTGAGTGCTGTGGCATAACTGAATGGAATGGAAAACCAGCACCGATTGAACTTGACCATATAAACGGCAACCATCACGATAATCGTTTAGAAAATCTTCGTATCTTGTGCCCCAATTGTCACGCTCAAACAGATACTTACAGGGGTAAGAATAAAAAATAAATATAAGATATGGGAAAACCCCCTATGTCTTATCGTATCGATCACGCATATTGTTGGTATAATGACGGCACTATGATCGTAAAAATGTACTTCATCAATCACATTCCCTTTACATTTGACGAAATGCCTGAAGGTCACTTATACGATCAAGACTTGTGTAGGGAAGCAGATAAAAATCGCACATATGATCCAGAAGACTTGTATAGATCTTCATTCTACCTTATAGATGAAGAAGCACATCCATTTCTATTTCCAGTAGAATTAGAAAATCCAGAAGACCTTCCAGAAGACGACGAAATTGATTTTGACGGTGGTGATTTGACTTCATAAATAAAAGATAGCAATATCTTAAGAAGTCATAATCCGATGCCCCTTAACAAATTATCGAATTTTATTAAGAATACCGATGGGCGCACATTATATGTAAATCCCAACGATTTAGACGCTACAGATTCGATTACTAATACTGGAAATTCGCTTGCTCAACCTTTCAAGACTATTCAGAGAGCACTTTTAGAATCTGCAAGATTTTCTTTTGTGAATGGAAAAGGTAATGACTTAGTAGAAAAAACGACAATTCTTGTCTTCCCTGGCGAGCACCTAATTGATAATAGACCTGGTTTTGCCATTTATGATAATGGTGGTACTGCATATGCCGTTCCTCCAACTGGCGGCACAGGAACTCCAGCACTCTCAACATTATCTTTAGAATTAGATTCTAATTTTGACCTAACACAAGAAGATAATATTCTTTATAAGTTTAATAGTGTCAATGGTGGTATCATTATACCTAGAGGAACATCAATTGTTGGTCTTGATTTAAGAAAAACAAAAGTCAGACCAAAATATGTTCCAAACCCAACAGACCCTCTAGTAGGAAAGTCTGCAATTTTTAGAGTTACTGGAGCATGTTATTTCTGGCAGTTTTCATTCTTTGATGCTGATGATTCTGGTTTAGTTTATACTCACCCATCATTTTTTACAAGCAATTATCAGTCAGTTCCAAGATTCTCACACCATAAACTCACATGTTTTGAATATGCTGATGGTGTAAATGAAGTCGGCACCTATGGTCTGACTGACCTTGATATGTATTATAGCAAACTATCAAATGCTTTTAATTCATATCGCCCAATTCCAGTAAATGCAAAGTTTCCTGAAAGTGATGAAGACTTTGCAAAAATGGCACCCGAATGGGAAATCGTTGGAGCGTTTGCATCTGATCCAATTGATATTCAGTCGGTTATTTCTGGAAATGGCACAACTGCAACTACCTTAGTCACAGTTACAACAACAGAATATCATAATCTAACTGTAAATACTCCCATCAAAATTAAAGGAGTTAGCACTCCAGAATATAATATTTCAACCAAGGTACAAAATGTTCTGAGTGCAACTACATTTACATACTTACTTGAGACATTCCCAATTACTCTAGATCCAACTCCGGTGGTGACTGGAGCAACAGTAACTGTTGAGACTGATACCGTATCTGGTGCATCTCCTTATATCTTTAACTGTTCCCTCAGATCTGTCTGGGGTATGAATGGAATGCACGCTGATGGTAGAAGAGCATCAGGATTCCGTTCAATGGTTGTTGCACAGTTTACCGCTGTGTCACTTCAAAAAGATGACCGTGCATTTGTAAAATATGACCCAATAACAAGAACTTATGCTGGTGTAAACTATTCTACTGTTTATGGTGGAGCACTACCAACAGGAGCATCACAAACAGATACTGCAAAAGTTTATCACTTAGATCCTAATGCAATTTATAGACAAGGGTGGGAAACAAGTCACATTAAGGTTTCCAATGATTCCTTCATTCAGATAGTATCAGTCTTTGCAATTGGATTTAATAAGCATTTTGATATTGAGTCTGGTGGTGACGCTTCTATCACCAACTCAAACTCAAACTTTGGTCAGATATCACTTAACTCTGAAGGATTCAAGGCAGAAGCATTCGATAAAGATAATAATGCCTTTATTACATCTATCATTCCTCCAAGAGACATTGACACTACAGTAGAAGAAGATATTGAATGGTTGTCAATTGATGTTGGACTTACAACTTCTGTGGGTGTTTCAACTCACTTATATCTCTACGGTTTAAACGCTGCAGATAGTTTACCTGTAAGTGTTACTCAAGGTTATCGCATTGGTGCTCGTTACAGAGATAAACTTTATCTCTCAATCAATAATACTGAATATTCTGCAGACATTTATATGCAGGATGGTGTAACAAGTTCTTATAAAGATTATGATGTTTCGAGTGTATCATCTTCAACTTTAACAGTAGGAACTCACACAATTTCAACTGGTGAAAGAATCATCATTAATAGTGAAAGTGGAGATTTACCTGAGAATGTAATCCCACATATTGTATACTATGCAATTCGAGTTAATTCTACACAAATTAAGTTAGCAACATCATTTACGAATGCTCTTAACAATGAGGGATTGTCAATTTATGGAGGAACTCAACTGAAAGTTTACAGTAGAGTTTCTGATAAATCTGCAGGCGATATTGGGTCTCCAATACAGTTTGATGCGACAGCAGGAAATTGGTATATTATTGTAAATAATGCAAACCAAATTTATAATCAACTGAATACTCTTGGAGTTGCGGGATTATCTGAAACAACCGATCTTACTTATGTAAAGAGAATTGTTGATGATCGTAGTCTAGATGAGAAGGTTTATAAGGTAAGAGTTGTAATTCCAAAAGAATTATCTGGTGCTAAAGATCCAGAAGATGGTTTTATTCTTCAGGAATCTAGCACAACAGGTGCGAGAGCGGGTGATTTTACTAGAACTAGTATTGCAAGCACGGACTTTGAGTATAATAAGAATCCAAGATTTATTACAACTTGCACTTTAGCGTCTACCACTGTTACTGTCCTAACATCACTTCCTCACGGACTCAATGTTGGTGATTTAGTCGTCATTCGTAATGTAACTGACAGCAGCAATCCAAGTGGTCTTTATGATCGTGGATATAATGGTAAGTTTGCTGTTGCATCAATTGTTGATGATATGTCATTTACACATTCTGTAATTGATGTAAATGGAAAAACAC